TCCTCAACCTTTTCATTGGGGTTTTCATCCTCGTCTCGAGTTTTACTACAATACCTACGATTTTCTTCAGGTGAACCTTTAGTGGGGTCACAATGGAGCTTGTTTGACTTAAGCAATCTTTTAACTGATGCGCGAGTTTTACGTTCGTTAAAGGCACAGTATCCTTGCAAATGGGGCTTTCCAGTTTTGGGACAGGTTTCATAACCAAAGATTGCATATCTACAGATTGAACCGTTTTCAAAAACTCTGCGGAAATGGGAAATGATTTCATCTGTATAATCAAATAAAGTCCAAGTCCAGTGCCTTACGTATGCACGACCACTAGGCATTGTGGAGAAATTTCTCCTTTTTTCTTTCTTTTATTTTTTTACACAACAAAAACAAGGCATAGTTTGACCAACAGAGCCACTAGCCGTTACATGCCAAAGCATAACCGTTATGGGCCCGGAAAGTTGGGACTAGTACTGGAAGAGTCTGTAATATCCGCAACTACCTGTCTCTTACTCTCCGTGCAATAACAACCAACGCTCCACTTCAACTGGTATCCAATGACAGCCTCAGGATCATCAGAACGCATGTCAAGCCTACGACGGAGACCATACATAGCAACTTTTCCCATATTAATCTGAATCAATTCAGTTTGAGTACCTACATTTCCAAGTTGATCTCGAATCCATCCAAAAAACCTATTAATCGGCATAGAATGTTTAGAAAATATCTTACTGATTTTCTGCTGACCAGGTTTAACATCTTGCTTATTAATCGTCTTAGCACTTAAGACAGTACCATTCGGAGGATAAGTATACCATTGAGTATCACCATTACCAGGATCAGGAATACGAGCAAGAAGACCATTCGCATTATCAGCAACAAAAGGATATTGATTCATATTCAAACCACGGCCCGACGCAGGGGTCGTCGGAGCAGCACGCAACTGAGCTTTATCATAAAAAGCATTACCAGTATTTGTATAATAATAACCAGTAAGAGGATTATTACCAATCTCTTCAATTAAATTATTAGTTTGTATATTACCCTGAGCTTTCGTAACATTCTGAATGACTAATTCAGAACCACATTGGAGATGAATCCAAGTTTGGTTACAATTCAAGGTAGACATAGACTCAAACACCTGAGGTGTTGGTAGCGTTTCACTTGTTTTAGCCAAAGTAAATGTACGAATTTCATCACCCTGTTGGTTAACTTCGTTACGAATACTTTGATCCAGCTTAACAGCCAAAGCCAAAGGAGTTGTATTATTATCACCAACAACAAAACGAACCGTTGGATCAATTCCACGCTGAACTGAATAAACATCATAAATTATTGAAAATCTAGCATCCGTAACAGGATTCGTTTCGCGAACTACTCCTTCCCAATTAGCGCTTCTCCAATCTCGAAAATCAATTCCAGCCTTTCGAGCAAGCTTTCGCACAACAGCACGAGCAACAGCGCTAACCATCTCTGGAATGTGGCAAGTAGCGTGACCAATATAAATCGAATCATTACTAGCCAGAGTTCCTCCAATATCCAGACATTTTCTACCCCCATACATAGATACCTTAGAAGGCCGCGGTTTCACACCGCGCCTGGTTTTCATTGAAGTCACCGGGGGTAAAGCATTAACAGTTCTAGCAATCATTCTACGACGCATAGCAACCCTACCTCGTGCACGATTAGCCCATGCACGAAGACGATAAGGAAAGCGTTTCACACGTCGACGCCTTGCAGTCCATCGACGATTAAGAATCCGTCCACGCAGACGGGTAAGAGCATAAGATCTTGATCCTTTTCTAGGTAAAGGCATTTCAGGTTTAGCAGCGGGTTTAGAAGGTTTGACCCGAGCACGCTTTCCAACGCGAACAGGCGAAGTTCCTGGATACTTTCGCTTAAAGATACCAGGAAAATAATCGTATGCATAACCACCAGCAGCAGCTACTGCTGGCACAGCATAGGCAAGATAACGATCACGAGTCTCATGATCGTAATCATCATCAGGATATGGAGGCATTTGATATGGAATGCGAGGCATTTTGAATCAATATCAATATAACGGTTATGTCCCACGGGCCCCCAGAAATGCATAAATGCATTTCAGCCCGTTAGGGACCTAAAGAGGACATGAGTGTCCCCATGTCCCCAAGGTCGCATGAGGTAATACTAGACTCATGCGACAGTAGTTATACGGAGGTGGGGACATTGAAGTAGGGAGGTGGGGACGTTCCTTGTTCAGCAAGGGGCTGTGCCCCTAGAACCCCCTTAAACTAAATCTGATAAGCCTCAACAGCATTGACTACTGGAACAAGGAACGCACGAGTCCCTTTGTTCCCAAGGAACAAAGTGACCCGTTGGTTCCATGTTCTATTCAGAACATGATAATAAGCGTAAACTTAGTTTATTTAATTACAGAGCAAAGTGTTCTTGGTCTGTTATCCTTCTTCGAATTGCTTGCAACTGCGTGGGTGTTGCACATTGATACCAATCTTGATATCGGAAATTGGATGTTATAAAAATCTTCTTTGGTTTCCATTGTACATGACTACCCTTAACTTCCACAATACATTGATAACGATCTGTCAAGTTAAGAAACGTGGTCAAAGAGAACCAGGATCCATTGAAATCGTCGAAGATGACGTTTTCTTGTCCTTCATAACCGGGGAAGAATCGCTGGCCACCGACGGTGGCGGGATAACTCCAGGCTTCGGGGCCTGCAAGTTCCCAAGCTTTCCTAGACTTTCCAGTACCTGCTTCGCCCCAGAAGACAAAGACTTCTGTCTTCCATGAACGTGGTTGACAGTAACGACTCCACAACTTTTCAATTCCTCGATTATATCTAATGTACGAGAGAGGACAGGTTTCGATAACCTGTTGGAGACTGGCCCCTTCTTGGATCTTTTCGATAACGGATTCGAGATCGGTACGTTGACCTGATCCTTTTGGGAGCTTTCCGAATTCCTCAACCTTTTCATTGGGGTTTTCATCCTCGTCTCGAGTTTTACTACAATACCTACGATTTTCTTCAGGTGAACCTTTAGTGGGGTCACAATGGAGCTTGTTTGA